CATACATTGGTTTTGGGAGAACGCCCACCTTGTTAAGTATCCTACTCTTTGGAAAGAGTTTGGCAAGGTGGAGTTGTTAAAGGTCACAAAGGGAATAAGAGGTATTTCGTGCCCCCCTGTTGATTACCATATGTGTACAGCTGCGATGTATCAGGCATCGAATGAGGCGCTCTCAGCTATTGGTGCTAAACGTGTGGACCAGCCATTTGGGCCTGGTATGTCTTTGCAGAATGGTGGCCTCAACCATTATGTATCTTGGCTCGCTGAGCTTGCGGGCAAGATGACGTCATCGGATGCGGACAAGTGGGACGCTCGTCTTCGGCGCTTGTGGTTTCAGGTGTCAAAGCTCTTCTACCACTTCCTGTGGGATAAACAGGGGATGACTGAGGAGGAGTGGTGGGATCGAACAAACTACTACTTTGATGAGACCATTTTTACACACCTTCTATCCAGTAATGGCCAAGTCTTTTTGAAGATATTTGGGATGCCATCTGGTTCTGTCCTCACAACGTACTTGAATAGTATCGCACACATCTTGATGAAGTACGTCATGTTTAGAAAGCTTAGCGGTTTAGGTACCGCGAAAAAGGCCTACCCCATCATAAAAAGGAATTACCGTTTTAAGGTGTACGGTGACGACAACAATGAAAAGATTTCAAAAACCTATGCCCACCTCTATACGTATGAAAACCGTGAAAAGGAATACGCACTCCTTGGTGTCAAACTCTCTAAGGACAAGGATGTTGAGTCTGACACTCCGGAGGGACACGTTTGGTTGGGTAAAACAATTAGATGGGATAAAGGCACTGGCACCTGGGTTGGCGAGGTGAACGCCAACAAGGTTCTCTGTTCTTTGTTGAACTTAGAGAGTAAAGACAATGAGCCTGAATTGATCTTTATGCGAACAATTGCCCGCTGGTTGAGGCTACTTGGACTGAGCCTCTCCAGACCTACATCCGTGCCTATGCGCATTGGTTGTATGATAAGCAGGAGAAACTCGCAATTGAGCGAGAAGATCTTGACAAGTGGTTTATAAGTGTTCCAACACA